AACCACCACTTAGGTCTAGAATCCTTTCATTCTAAATACACAATGAATACGACTATACTAGAACTAAGGAATCGCTTTGGTGTGCTATGCAACCTGGATACAGGTGCATGCGAAGGATCAGAGATCTTTGCCGGGTCTCCCAGATCATACACCGAGGCCTCAGTGTCGTCCGTACCACGCTCGCAACCCCATTCTCCCCAGCATTACGAGTATGTCGAGTTGGACACTGTCGATCAGATCCCCCAGTCCGCAAGGTGCGTAAAACCCTTGCCGCTGGAATCAGGGTCTGTGAAATTTTTCCCGTCTAAGGTTCGTGTGGCAAAACAACCTAGATATATATGGGTACCAAAAGATCAAGTTTGGCACCCCGTCAAGGGCCGTAAGACTTGCGATTCACCCTTAAGTGACTCTGAAGGATTGTATGTAGCTAAGAAGATACATAAGTCGAAGCTATACAATCTCAGAAAGAAAATCTTAAAAAGAACAAGTCAGTCCTCATCTCCGGATATTTCTCCTATAAATACCATGAGAGAGAATAGAGTTTGTATCACAGCTGAGTGCAAAGTTTGTAATAATTCAGATCGTTCATGCACAATGTGTGGTGGAAACTACGGGAAGAAGTACGCAATTCCCTGTCAACCCTCTCAAATAGAAGTGAAGATGAGTGACCAAATCAAGCAGCTCGTTCCCCCTAGCTTGGCAGCTAGGACTAATACTGCCCCAGAGAGCCAAGCTGATGCTGCTAAGAAGATGGCTCAGGTCATTATAGCACATTCTAAGAGTGACAATGCCATCCGGGTAGATATAAAAAATCCACAACCAAAGGTTCTACCTGTTTTTGCCAATGTGGCTGGAGTGACAGTGCTGGTTCCTCCCACCGTGTTGGCTTCAGCTCCTCCGTTGACTCCAAAGTCCAAGTCTGTTTCCCATCCGTTGATGCGATCTAGTGTAAAGAATGATGGGCCAAAGACTGCTAGTCAATGGAGGGCTAAAACGCCCATGCCAAATCAGGCATTATCTGTGCCTGCCAAATTGGGTGAAAAATCTCCTACAGCCTCTATAAACCCCTCGGCGCCTCCACTAAATATGGACGAAAAATATTTTCAGGTTGGAGGTAAAACCGATTCATACATGTACACTTCCAATATTCCAGATATAGACTCTGAGCCCGGAGACCTAGCATTACAGTTTATGACATCTTCTAGCAAAAGAGCCAAAGTGATGGACATGGATATGAATCCTGGTCGCGTTAGTGAGCCTACCAAAGTGATATATACTAAGAAACAATTGCCTGGATATCCTGTATATGTCACTGAACCAACTTTCAAACAGATGAACTACCAATGGCCGGGGGTTTATGAGTTGCGTCCGGGCCACTCGGGGTTTAATAACATGGGACTCTTAGTCAGTAGTATTGCTAGATCATTGGCACCTGGCATAGCTGTGAATCCGAATTCTCAAGCCGCCATCTTGTTGCAAGGTTATGGTTGGACTATATGCTATGATCACAGTCGGTTTTATACTTTGTATGAACATGTGTGTAATATTGTTCGTACGTGTGATTGTGGAAAGGGAGTCAATTGCGATGAGTTCTATGAGGGAAATATACTGGTGTTTTTCTCGGGATTATGTGAGGACTACAGTGCTATTTGCAAAAATAGAGAGTATGCTAATGTCTATATAGTGGGTCCTGATCCAACTAGTTCTGCCGTAAGTTGCGGAGAACGGGTCACAGCTTACTTTCAACTGGATAAAGTTGAAAAATCACTTGAGAAGAACACCATACATGTCAATTATGTACTTAAGTCCCCTGAAATATCATTCTCTCTACCTATTAACAAGAGGTATGCAAGCTGTAAGAGAGTGATGGTGCTTGGAGGGCCCGAGTATAATAACTATGCCCTGGTGAAGATAGGATTAGATGAGCTACCTGATGGAAATTACGATGATAAGGATAATTTGTTTGTGAGTTCTTACAAAAACAATTTTTACGAACCATCCTATCTAGGCAAAAGCGACAGTACAATGGGCACCAGGGCCGTAATCGTCCACTACAAGGAGCATGGTGAAAGTGTGTTCGATTTAATACATATTAATAGCGGTATTGAGGCAGATTTATCCGCTATAATGGTAAATAAACCAAAGAACACAACCACCCGTGCCCTAGGAGAGTCGAGGTTTAGACAAATAGCCGCAAATTTTGGATTGCCACAAGTGTTGTGGATAAAGAGCATGTTGTTCACCATACACAGAGCCTGGGACACATTAATACCTCTCGAAAATGTGTATAATAGTAGCATGCTTGACGACCCTGGCAAACTGAGACTAAATGAGACTCTCATACGCGGAGACAACGTTCTTAAGAGCTGGATGCAGATGATATGGACCATTTTGACTGCTGCCAGTACTTTGGGATTGGCGGCAGGTGCAAACGTTGCCTCTGTAATCAGAGCCACAGCGGGAGTAATATCTCAAGGTAATGTTACACCTGGGGTCAAACAGTTGGACTCAAAGAATAGTCACTATCTCTACTCAAACCGCTTGCATGGAGTTCTAGTGGCACCATTTTACGAAGAAGCAGTTAAATACTATGCCAGATATGTCATTCTGTGGTTCTTTTCTCAATTTAAATGGGATATTGAAAGTGTCACAGTAGCTTTTGGTGTTGGCCTGCTTTTTGGAGTTGGTGAGTTCGTTCTTAAGTCCAAACATAGGACGCTGGTACTGGATAGATTTGATGTGATGTTATTTTCAGCGTTCCCGGTCATTTTCCACACTTTCCTTTACTTGGTAGACAACATGGGATTTTTATGGAGAGTGTTTATTCATTCCATGTTTAACCTAACAATATTGGTTGTCTCATGGGCTTTTACCCGGTACCATAATAGAGATGCCACATGGGAAGATCATATATATTGGGGGTTTGCTACCTTACCCAGAGACAGGTATAGTGCCTACGTTCCAAAAAGACCCACCGGACCATTCTGTCCCTCAGGAAAAATTACTGTAAATAGGGAATTGGATTACTCAGATGTTTACCAGAGGAGGAAGTTGATCCAATGTCAGGTCGGACCTATTTTAGGTGCTCCTCCTGTCGTCTATGCAAATACTGCTCATGCTGCCGATTGTGCATTTACTAGACAGATACAGTATAAGCCAATGGTCGCACATGTGTTTGAGGAGATGCGAGACGAATTCTTCCCTGGGTTTAAAGACATGATGCATGATCTATTAGGTTTCATTCCCTGTTCCTCTGCTGAGGAATATAGAGACACCCTGGATGGAAAGCAGAAACGACAAGTGCAACAAGCAATCGACGATGAGAACGTATATGGTAAAGATATACGTCGGTATGTTGCTGGTGCTTTCCCTAAGGTTGAGCAGTTAGATTGTAACTATTCCGACTTACTTGGTGGATGTGAACATGGCACCAAGGTTCCCCGAAATATCACAAACTGTGATAAGAGGAAGTTGATACAACAAACTTGGTTCGCAGACCTAACGCACCACATGAGTTCATGTTTCAAAGGTCAAAGGGGTCTGTTTTATGCTAGTTCAACCACTGATGTCGAAATTGGCTGGTTCTTAGGCAGATACAACCACTTCTTGGAAATTGACTGTTCGAAATGGGATGGACATATGAGAATGGAGGTTATGTACCTTTTAAGCACTCTGTACGAGGATTTGGGAATGCCTCCAGATCAACTCTCCATATACCGTCAGGGATTAGAATACAAAGCAAAAGTCCATTACCCTAATGAGAATTACCATGGTAAGGTAAAAGTGGATGGTACGGTAGGGAGTGGAGACTTACCTACATCTGCAGGTAATACCATGGCCAATTTCCTATTTTGGATGTTTGGGACGTGGCGTGCCACTGGATTGACGTGTTGGGAGATTATCGATAAGTTTGGCTGTATAGCTTTGGGAGATGATATGGTGTGCGGATCTTATTTTGATGACATTCCCAGCGCTGTAATAGAAGACACTTACCGTTGTATGGGACACGAGCCAAAGGCGTTTGACAGAACCATATACGATGTCTCTTTTTGCTCCCAGCAATTTATTCACACTGATTACACCCGGTATAAGGAAGACCCATACGCAAATCCTACCGGTGTTAAAATGTGCGTCAATATAGACCGTAGACTAAACCGTGACGGGTGGCATGTAGTAGAAAATTTGACTAGGCCTCTAACTGTAGAGGAACGAAAGTCGCGGGCGTTAGGTGACGCGTTGAGTAGACGTAATCAGTGTCGTGGAATTCCCTTTTATCAACAGCTAAATGATCATATTATAGACCTTTGTTCTGATGTAGCAGCAAGGACTCCTGATAAGGAACCTTGGAAGGCTAAGTATGAAGACAATGTTGATATTGGCCTCACGGGAAAATTGAGTGTTATGTTAAAATATGACTTGCCCTTTGATGAAGGCAACTTTGCAGCCAGGCTGAAGACTAAGGATCTTTTCGATCAGTATGATGACATGCCTGAACTGAGACAGTTCTTCAAGAGGGGAAGTTACCCGCTCCAGTACTTCGCGAGATGCTTTCAAGATGGAGCAGAAACTTATCTCATGGCTAATACCCTTTTCTTTCTATACCCCTTGATGTTATGGGCTTGTAGCATCTTAATAGGGGCTTACAAAACCCCTTGGGCAACCAAGGGGCTGGGCCAGGTTAATCACCTGGCCTGGGCCCTCGGCTATATGCTGAGGGCTTTTGTTTTGATTCCTAAAACTAAGAATAATAGTAAGAAAAGTAAGAAGACAAGATCTTCCAAGCCTCGTGCTGCTAAAGCACGATCCACCATGAAATTGGTTGTCCGGGAAAATTCGGTTCCCTTAAGACATAACACAATTCCGAAGACAAAGTTTACCTTGGGTCAGCGAGGAAAGTTTGTTGTATTAAAGACTACTGACATAATTCGTGATGTGCAAGGTGTGGAAATTGCATCTACCGTGGTAAAGTCTGGCAATCCAGTTGACGTGACTCATTTCTTCGTCAATCCCGGAAATCCAGAAATATTTCCAAAAACCTCTGCTATCACTGCTCCCTTTGACAAGTGTTACCTCAAACGAATGCGAGTTTCTTTCATATCTGCTTTACCTACCACGGCACCCGGTCAGATAGGATTGTATATCGCCTTGGATCCATCGGATCCAACTGTCGTATCCTTTAAGGATTTGGCAAACTATCAGTATTCCGTAGTAGGAAGTGTTACTGCTAATCATTCGGTGAACTATATCGAATCGAATAAACGTATGCTTCCCATCTTTACTCAAGGACAACAATATGCGGTTTCTAATAGTTATGTAGGTAACAACAACGATTCATCTGCTCTTTACAACGGTGCATATCGCATTGGTGTGCTGACAAGTGGATTGGATGTCAGTCAACTAGCTGGTTGGTTGGCATTGGATTGTGAATGGGAGTTGTTTGGTTCTAAGCCAGTTCCACAGATGGGATTTAATTCTCGTTTGTTGAACATATATGACAAGACTGAGAATAATGTCTTGATTACCACTTTACCTAGAGCTATCAAGACGAAAGTTCTGGGCATTCAGGGCAACTTTGAAAATATTGCTGGTAATAATGACATATATGAAGGCTTGTGGACTGAACTTTATACCGGCATTGGTGCGCCTCTCATTAACCAAGGATTCACATTACTGAAAGGAATATGGAATCATGGGTTTAGGGCTGCCATTGCTGCTGCTAGTAGTGAACAGTCTCTCACTGAAGATATCATAGAGTACACAGGTTATTATATTAATCCAGACTTCATCATTCCCGAACCGGATGAGAAGGGTAATATGTTATCTAAGAAAGAGACTTGGGAACTTAAAGTGCAAAACGATCCCGCCGTCTTGGTAGAACCATATAAGTTTAATGGCGAAAAATGGATTGCGAAGCGTCGTTATAAGGGTAGTGTTAGAGAGTCACCTCTGGCCACTAATGACGTTCTCTACACACTTTATGGTTTGCCAGTTTCACCCCACACAACGGTTGTTAATGGCCCACAGGCTATTTTACAAATTACAGCAAATTCCGCCTCTGCTTTCACAATGGAAGGCTTTAAACGGTTCGTGGTGGAAGATGCTTACAGATTCCTTCCCATGTTGTCACAGGCCAACTCTACTCCTAGTAGATTGTTGACCGATTTCAACGTGGAGTGTTTCTTAAACTTGTCTGATGTGTAGACGAGTTCTGGGTGTCACGCGTCGCCCGAGTCTGAAGGGACCAAAGTACGTCAGGACAACAAACACCAAAATGGCCATTTTTGAACCTGCTTTTCTATGGCTGTCATCCCAATAGTCCTACGGGTTTAC